TTACCATGGAAGCTTGTTGTTGTTCAATGCTCTCTGCAGTGCTTTGACCATTTCAGATGTTGTACTGATAATACCATCAACAGTGGTCTTCAAGGCTCTTTGCATAGCTTTAATCATTTCTGTTCCGCACAGTCCATCGATCGCACCTTTGTATAAACCTTTTGCTTTCAACCGTTTCTGCCATGTACGAATCAGCGTTGATCCTTTTAGTGTATTATCGAATTGTGCCGCATAAAGATTCTTGTTGCAAGGCTGACGGTATTGGTGACTGATCTCATCATCAGGCGTGATCCCCTCGTATCTCATTGCTTTATTGGCAGTGCTTGGCCCAAACATACCGTCTTCTGAGATTTTATTGGTGTTTGGTTTTACAGATGGTGTACTAGGTTTAGCTGCTGAATTAGAACCGCTAGTCTTGCCGAACACCGCATCTTTGAATCGTTCTAGCTCACTTGGTTTAGATACCCATGGAGCCGGGCAATTCTTGCCAGTAACATCATAATGGCGCCAAATCTTGTCTCGAGTGATGTTTGGATATTTTGCGATCAATTCTTTGACTGCTTTAACTGCATTCTGGAATGTTTTTTCGGTGATATTTCCATTTCTATCCAAGCACATCTCCACGCCGATCGTTGAATAATTGGCGTTACCAATCTTAGAATACAACGGACGATAGCGTGACCCATCTGCATTGTATCTGCTAATTTCGTTGGCGTGATACGCAACTTCATTTAAGGGAATAATACAGAGTGCTTCAATGTCATCTATAAACAGTTGAGCAGAAGCATAGTTTCCTTTTAGATTATTAAAATAGTTCTTGTGATTGCGTGCGGTACCTCCATTGTTGGCGGTGTAATGCATGATGATACCATCGATACCATTATTCCTGATACCTGGTCTTGAATACTCATTAATATTGATATACTCGTATTTGATGAAACTCATTTTTTATTTCCTCCTTTTGACAATATTTTTTTGCTATAATCTCCTTATCAGCAAGTGGTCTGCTGAAATAACTGATAAGGAGGTGTACTCATGAGAGCAGAGCGGATTGAACAAATACTTTCTGATCATGGAGTCGCTCAATCAAAAGAACTTTCTTTAGCATTAGAAGAGATTTTGAGAGAGTTTTCCAAAGATCGTGATTTAGCGAAACATGTTTCTGAAAACATAGCTCGAAAAAATAGAATGAACTCTATTCTTCGCGGTGAACGATAATTTTATACAAGCTGCTATTTATTTAGTAGCTTGTTTTATCATTCTTTTATAAATTTCCGAATATATTAGATCGTCTAATTTGTATTTACTGGAATAATCATCGACCAGAGATTGAAGAAGTTCTTCATATGTTTTGTGTTCTTCTAAAAGCTGCTCTACAATACTTTTGATCTCTGTTTCTACAAATAAATCTAATTTTTCAAACTTCTCCGTAATTTCTCGTTTCATTATTTATCCCTCCAAATTTATATTAAAAAAGAGCAGCTAACAGCTACTCCTTCTTTTCTGTGAATTCTTGGCCATCGCCATAGTCTACGATATTTTTGTTATCCAAAGCTTGGGTTTCAGATTGACCATCACCATAATCGATTTTTATTTCTGTTACCTTAGGTTTTGGATTTTCTGTACTATCTTGTAATTTAGTTAGTCTTTCTTTTACCCAGTTTGGAATTGGAATCCCCAGTTGTCCTAGATTTTCAATAATTGAGATTCCATATACTGCGATATAGAAAAAGACGAATGCGGTAGCAAACGTCTCGAGATTCATAATCTTTAGATACGGATAAGCAATGACCACTAAGCAAACGACTAGCATATGTTTTACGATGCCAAGTAATCCTTTTGTACTATTAGCGTCTTTGATAAATACCCCCTTGCAAAGTCCTGTCACGATATCTCCTACCACTACCCACAAAAACAACTGCACATAACCGTTTGTCAGCAACCCTCGAAATTCATTTAGTAACACTCCATTATCAATAATCACCATATTTACCACCTTTTCTATTATTTAAAAAGCAACCGACTGTTAAGCCGATTGCTCCTGCTACTACATATCCCACTACTTTGTTTCTTCTGGCTTTTTTGCGTTTGTAACAATTTCTGCGACATCTTCACGAATTGATAAAGGCACGCTCTCAATTGTTCGTTTGCCTTCAATGATGTGAGTCGCATATAACATTTCTAGCGCTGAATAGCTCATCATTTTTCCTCCTTATCTGCTTAGTAGCATATCAGACAAAGTTAACAAAGCTTCCTCTGCCATTTCCTGCCGCTGTTTCAATTCATTATTTTCTTGTTTCAACAAGTCTAATTCAGTCGGTTTTTTTTCGGTATTTTCATCTACAATGGACTGGATAAATTCACTCATTTTTTCTGGATCATCACCAAATTCTTCCAGAACAATAGCAAATAATTCTCTCATTTCCTCTGTAGTACTACCATCTTCTTTTATGATATGTTGAATGTATAATTCTTTATACTTTTCTTTAGGTGTCACTCGAAAATCCTCCTATACTAAACATCTGCCGCAGCGTAAACGCACGATATATTTAGCCAAGCATTTGCAGATATGGTGGCATATGAGTCAGTACCGTATCTCGCATGCATAATTTTCCCATCAGTAGTAATGACCAACAAAAATCTATTCATACTTGATCCTTGGACAACAAAGCGTTGATCTTGAGCTGGTCGAAACCCTATAGGCAAAACACCCATCTGAACTTCAGTTGCACTGGATTGAATACTCGAATTATTGGTAAATGCACCTGAAAGGTTTACAATCCTCCCTACTCTAACAGCACAAGGATAGTTTGCTGAACTACTCGAATTTGAATACTGGCTATAACCACTTGTAGGCATAAGCCCCGTCTTACCTAAGCTGTATAAATCTTGGAAAGTTAAATTCCCGCCTCTGCCTTGGCTATCCGTCATTCCCAGCCTAAAGGCATCTAAACTTAACACTCGACTCGGGGTTGTGGTTTGATCCCCATCAAAATCGACCATCTGTAGTGATTCATTATTCAAGGTCATATAACCATTTCGATAGACTGCACCACTTCTATCTTTGTATTGATAGTCATTTCTGAACTTACCTTCTGCCATTGAGAGACGCCCAGTAATACGATTTGTTCCTCCCGGATCGGCATTAACATCAAAATCCGAATATAATCCGTCACCTCTAATAGATACACCATCAATCGTTCCGGCCTTTACTTTGACACCTTCGATCACTTCGAATCTACCATCCTTAACAACCAAATTATCAGCTGCTATATTTTCAGGAGCAATCCCCCAATCAACCCATTTCGTACCATCCCATTTTTGGACGTTTGGACCAGTTGGTGTCTGCCACAACGTTCCTGTAGATGGATTGCTTGGTGCAGTATCGCTAACTACAAGAGCTTCACGGCCATTAAAGACCTTAGTAAAACTTATTTCATCTTGTACTACTGGCATTCTCCCACCCCCTAATAATCAAATTCACGATCAGTGCCTTTTCCAAATCGAATCAAATCAACGTGTCGAGTTTTCGTGTTCAAAACAACTACATCCCATAGATCTTCTTCCAAAGCACCCAACGGCCGATCTCCTTGCTCTTTTTTCGGACGGCTAACTGAGCAACCAATAGAGTAATTCACAATACCATTTGTGTCTTTTGAAATCCGATCCACATGCATGTGTCCGTGCGCCAAAAAAGCAAGCGTTCCTTTGCGACCCTCAAAGTCACAAGAAATACTTGCAGCAAAATCTGTATTTGAATTGTAAGAACGGCTATATGTCCCACCTGTGACAAAACTATTAATGATGCCATCGATCATCTCATAGTTATAAGCGTAATAGCCAAGGCTCCCATACCTCTTCCCAAAAGGATAGTGTTGATAGATAGTAACTGTTACATCAGATGGCGTATTCTTTAGCGTTTGATAGAACCAGTTGATTTGTTCTTGCCGATAGCCTGAGACACTTATTCCTACGTATTTGGCATAACCATCTGTATCTAAGACTAACGGAATATCTTGAGCGTTTAGAACGATTACTCTTTGTGCTTTATCCGGGACATCATAGTAATAATATCCTTTCTTATCTATTGGATTCTCTACGATGTTGAAGATTGTACTCGGCCGTGTAGCTATTTCATACATCTGTGAATCGTCAATGATTTGCTTCAACTGCCCGTGCCAAGCCGACATTGGTGTACTAGCTTCATAGTTTTTAACAGTTTTCCAAATTGAACTAGTACGGTTGTCTCCCCAGTTATTGTTGCAATGATTCCCCCAAGTTACGAAATAAGGACAATTGCTCATTCCTAATGTACTTATAGCCTGACGATAATTTGCAACAGCAATCCCTTTATTGGCACTTGTTCCGTCATGAACATCTCCATTTAAAACAACGTAGTCTATATCAACAAAATTTGTAAACTCAGCGACGTTTTTAATGTGATCGTTACTCCGACCATAATTTTCCAAATCATCACGAATAATCGTATCTGTTGCATAATGAGTATCCGAAATATGGATACTGGTGATCGTGTCTTTTGTTTGCAGCCGAATCACTTTTCGAGCTGCCTCTCGCAATCCGTTTAAAAAGTAGATCGCTTGCACAAAGTGATTGTCAAAGATTGTCAACGCACAACGAATGCTCGCAACTTCTGCGAAATCATCACTTGTCACTTGTACTGTTGCTCCAGACTGATTGTATAGGTCTTCCCACGCCGTATCGTGATTGCCATCCTTATCAATTTTAAACCACAAGATATCTTCGGTTGAAACACTGGATGTAATATCTACGCCATCTTTAAAGATCGTTGCTGTGATATTTGTTGTTTTTTCTTCACCAGCCACAAAGCTAACTCCGTTGTCTGGAATAAGCTTGATCAGGTAAATACTATTCGGTTTATTCAACTGCTGTTGCTGTGCTAACAGATCACTGCTGATCAAACTATCCAGTAATTGATAATTGCCGATAACAACTTTATTTTCACTTGGATCACTTCGATGGATTTCTTTTGAAAGCACTCTTGCTTTTACACGTAAGGCTGGGTTGTAACCTTCGTCAACAAATGTCAGCCAGTCGCCAATTTCAAAATCTCCATCATTGAACAACATATCAACTTCAGCAGAGAACTTAGGTTGGCTGCGCTCTTCGAGTATTGATCGCAGCTCATTGAAATTGTCAGCTTGCGAGGAGTAAGAGCTTGCATACTTGCCTCTTCTATATCCTTTGAATTGCTCCAAAGAAGTGTTCCCTTGACCGTAAAACGCATTTTTTTCACGATCATAAACAATTGACTCTCCTTTTCGTGTAAAGAAGCGACCATCATCGAATTCCAAATCGTTAAACCCTTGATTCGTGTCCTCAATTGCTGTAATCAAGTCGTCAATATCTACCGATTTTTGCATAGATATCACATCCACTCCTGAGTATAACTTTTTGTCTGTTTTATCAACACCTATCTTGTAATAAATATTGACAAATTTTCTTGTAACCTTGGTATTTTGGAATTCAACAGTAAAGGTCATCTCGCAGTTGAACGCAGTACAAATGCTCTGCAATCGTGATAATGGTGTTTCATCCGTGGTCGTATCTACTAACCGTTTTATATCTGTCCCCAACTCGTTTATGCCGATTTCCCATCCAGTATCATACAATTCACGATTCACGTAATATTCGATAAATTGCGAAGAAGTATTTGGAAACATTGAGGCTGATCCATTGCGTAGCTGTGTCCCTAAATCCACAGCTGAAATAGGTCTGTAGGTCTCGTCTTCGGTTTCGATCGCTCGGATATACAAACAAATAGTTTCACTGTTATCATTTTGAAATACGATATAGCATGCCTCTTTGATTAACGAGGTTTCATATGCTGCGTTCGTATCGTAATCATTCAATTTTGGACCGCTTTGCTTCACTATATCCATAGTCAGCGTGTTTAATCTTGTCCCATTCGTTAATCCTACGGTATGTATATCATCCACTACTACGATACCGTCAGATGCTTCTGTGTCGATCGTTGTGATCGAATTAAAACGACCATCAAGAATGTGATAGATCATAAAAATCGCTCCCTTATCGTTAAATCACCTTCAAACGCACCGTCTGAAAATGCGAAAATCTCTGTATTCCCTTTTTCAGCAACAAGAAACTGGGAGCTGCCAATAACCCTATAATCATCATCTCGAATGCCATTTATATAGACTCTATTTGTCTGCCCATCAACCAATACGTTGTCGCCTTCATAAAAGGTTTTTGGAATCAGTCGATCGTCTTGCGTGTTCAGCTTAGTGATACGAGTATGTGTGAGCATCATATCAATTGTACGCCAGTCTTTGAATTGCAACATAGCACAATCAATTCTAGCGGCAGATAGCATTGCCACAGTCTCGTTTGTGTATGGCTTAGAGATACTCCAAACTTCTTTTAACGGAGATCCAGATAGTCTTGCTAGTTTAAAAGAGAAAGCATTACCGACTTTGGTCATTTGAATTGAACCGAAAAATCCACCATTCAACTTAGCTGCGTTAGGCAAAGTGCCTGTATATATTCTTATGTTACCAACGAAGAAAGAATAAGTTACAGTATCAGCCTTATCGGTATTATCTTTCATTTCAAATCCCATGATGAAATTACCATCTGCATCTAAATAATTGATTTCGATCAATCCAGCGTTACTTGCTAATTGCTTAGAGTTACCACTAGGCTTGAAATTAAATCTATGAAACGCTTCTAAGTCTGATAAATCATTTGCAAAGAAATATGTTGCTGTTGGCCCATGCCAATAGAATGGGTCTTCTTTATTATAATTTCCGTAACTCGAAGGAAATACTTCTGTATCGTTCCATGAGAGTGAGCCTTCTACCCTTGAAGAGTGATCGCCATCGTCGTAACGCCACCGGATCCTCCCAACATTTACTGACCAAAGATTTTTTGTTGCAGAACTCATTTCGTCATTAAACACTTTTTCTGATGGTATGAATTCCTCGTCATCTTCGGAAACTGTAGTACCAAGTTGCACAATATTATCAGATGAAACGAAACCGATAGAGTTGGCATCACTAGTAAAAGTGACCTCAATATCTATCGGTGTTTGATATGTTCCGTTGTTATGGACTGTGGCTATGGTGTCACCGTTTGTTGTGATAAATGGGAATGGCTTAGGTTCCATTGCGTGAGCCATCCCGTCTGGAATAAGAAACCGAATAGTTCCCTTCCCTAAAAACACTACTTCATTAACACTTATTTCACCGTCAGGGATTGCGAGGTAATATTTATCTGGTTCATCTTCGAACCAGAGTTTAACAGGTTGATCAACGTTAAGTATGTCTGCAAGAGCCCTTTTTTTCTCTATCAAGTCATATCTTAATAAGAAAGGCATATCTATAAAACCTTCATCGATAACACTATGAATAAATTTTTTAGAAGCCCTCATTTGAGTTAATTTATTCGTTCGATTAACTCCTATATTTCTGGATAACCCAGATGTTATTCGTAAATATTCATCCAGATTATGCCCATTGAAATTTGCAAACATTAAATAGTCCTCCTCCCTTCTAGTATATTTTTTATATTTTGTTTTTGATTTAACTCATCTTGAAGTGGTTTTGCGATTGCTTTGACAATTTCTCGTTCGCCGATCTGGATCGATGTTTGGACTGGTCTGTTGGAAATTTTAGAAATAATTTCGGCTAAACCTGAATTGTTTGAATTTTGACTATTATTGTTAACAAATTGAATGCTTCTGTTTAATCCAGCGTCTTTATAGAGAGAGGAAGCTGATTCTGGCTTTAAAGTACCGTTCATCAAAGCGTTCATCGCTGGTATTTCAGTTGGAATTGACCTAACTAAATCATTAAAATAGTTTGAATCAATTTCAGATTCGATTCCTTCTTGCAATTCATTTGCCCAAGTAGCCACATTCGATTTGACTTCTGAAAATCCATTCAACAATCCTTCTCTAAGCCCCGATACCAAAGCCAGCCCATTTTCTATTAATACTTTTTTATCGTATGGAATCGGTCCTTTTAAACTTGCGATTGTATCTGCCCAACCCGAAACCGTCCTTTTAACATTTTCAAATCCTGACATAAGCCCACTTAACAAACCGTCAACTAGCGCAATACCATTATTGATAAGTGCTCCACCAGGTAAGGCTCCTATTAATGCATTAAGTAGATTTGCCCCCGCATCGCTCATGGCTCCTTGGTTTCCTCGGATATTATCAGCTAGACCATTAACTAAAGTTATTCCCGCTTGAAACAATCTATCTTGTGCCCTAAGAATTCCAGCAACAGTTTGATCTACGAGATTCATACCTGCTTCAATAATACGTCCGATATTGTTTGCAATCCCGTCGATAACCGCAACGACTATACTGACACCGGCAGTTATCACCCTTCCTAAGTTAGATGAGATTCCGCCAAGGAACTGAACAACTAGATTTATTGCTGCAGCTACAATACTTGGCATCATAGTAGCTAATCCATTTATAAAATTAACTATTAAGGTGGCACCAGCAATGACTATTTGCGGTAATTGAGACGAAAGTGCGGTTAAAAAGGCTACAATCATTTGCCCAACAGCAATTATCAGATCGGGTAATTTTTGGGTTATCCCTTGTATCACTGCGATCAATAAAGACATACCCGCAGTTATAATTTCTGGTAAGTGTGATGTAAGAGAAGTCAGCCAAGTGACGATTAAAGTTGCTGCAGACTCGATCAACGCTGGCAGTTGCTGCGTAATTCCTTCTAACAGCGCTAATATCAGCGATCCGCCGGCAACAATAATTTGAGGCAGTCCTGCTGTTAAAGCTGCTAATAAAGCCACAATGATTGCTGTTGCTGATAAAGCAATTTGCGGTACTAGAATAAGCATAGCTGCTGTGAAAGCCATAATTAGTTGACTGGCAGACATTGCTAATGAAGGCAGTCCTTGTGCGATTCCAGATACAATAGCAGCTACTATTTGCAATCCTCCTGCGATAATACCAGGTAATGCACCTGCGATAGCCGTTAGAATGCCCTCAATTGCTTTTCCAGCAGATCTTCCTACTTTCGGTCCATTGCTTTGTAAACCAGATGCAAGCGAATCAAAGGCATCGATAATTTTATCTATACCTTTTGAAACGTCCCCGCCTCCTAGAGCCTTTGCAATCAGTTCAAACGCTTTAATGAACAATCCTATAGGTCCAAGCAATCCAAGAAAAACTGACTGCAGTATTTTTAGAGCAATTCCAAATGGATCTATTGATTTTTCACCGCTTTTAAATCCATTAATCAATGAGCGAATCCCTAAAGCGATTTTAGTCATTCCGTTCCATAAGCTTTCAGGAAATACCTCTAAAAAATCTTCTTTTAAATTGGTTACACTTACCGAGAAATCATCAAGCGCTATTGCTTTAAAAGCTTTCGCCAGAGTTGAAATCCCTTGTACTATTCCTTTAGTACTTTGTGCGAACGATGTCATACCGTTCCACAGAGATTCAGGGAATAGTTTGACGAACTGATCATGTAAATCAGAAAGACTTACACTGAAGTCGTTGAAAACAATGGCTTTAAAAGCTTGTGCCAGCAACTTAATGCCTTCGATAACATCTCCAACAGGAGCCATAAAAGATTGTAAGGTCTTAACCGCCCCATTAACCTTTTCTCTAAAGGTATCACTTGTGTTGTAAAAATAGACAAATGCAGTTACCAATGCACCTATAGCTAGAACAACTAGAGAAACTGGACTTGTTAGAGCCATAAAGCCGGCTTTGACCCCTGACATGATTGCTTTCAATTTCGCAAAATTGTTTGCTGCGAGATATGCTGCTCCTAATGCTGCAGCTAAAGTAGTTACTGCACCTACAACAACATATACAAGCGCAGGATTTTCTCTAAACACTTCTGCTAGCTTTGCCATTGCTCCACTAATTTTTTGAACAATTGCAAGAAATGGATCAAGCAACGGGGCACCAAAAGCTGCCCCTAAATCCGTGATGGCTTGTTTCATGTTTCCGATAACGTTCTCAAGACCACCGCCTTCACGTGCAGCTTGTCCTAATGCACCTGATAACTTGTTACCATCCTCAACCATTTGTAAAAGTGTTAACTGCTTCTGGGCTTCGGATAAGTCGTTAAAAGATTTGCCGTAAAGCTTATTTGCAGCTGCATTTCGAGTGGTTTCAGTGGATGAAATCCCAAGTGCTGCATCGTTTTCGTAGTTTCCTTTTAAATACGACTGTAAGCTCTCGGAGACTTCGCCAATTGATTTATCGTAAAAAGCAGCGCTGTCGGCAGCCGCTTTAGTTGCTCGACTAGTTAAGTCTAATGCATCAGCTGTATCCATACCGGTCGTTTTTGCAAATGCAGCCATAGAAGTGAAGGCTGGTTTCAAGCGATTAGGCAGGATATTGGTTTCTTTCGAGATTGAATCAATGCTACTTTGAGCATTCTTCTCTAAATTGCCGAACACTTGAGAAAATTGAGCATCCATTGCTTGCATGTCGGCTGCAGCTTTTATTGAAAAACCAGCAACTGCAGTTCCTACTGCCAAAATACTCAAACTAGCTTTTTTTGCAAACTCTGTGGACTGTTCAGACAGTGAGTTGAAGGCTTTAGATTTGCCGATTTTATTATCCAATTGTTGTGCAGCTTCATTACCAAAAGCCTGGTATTGCTTCCTTGCATTATCGGTATTAAATTCGACTTCAATAATTACGGAACCATCATTCATCCTTCACCTCACCTCTTTCTTCTTGTTTTTTCAACATGTATTCCCGTTTTTGCTTAAGGTCCATCATTTCAAATTCCAAGTTTGCTCGATCTTCTTTCAAAGCCACCGCTAATTTTGCTTTTCTTATTTCTTCAATTTCATCTGGTGTGGCTTTTTCTGGGTATTCCATCATGCGAATCTTGATGACATTTTTGAACTTGGTATTCTCAGACAAACCAGCTAATAAATGGTTGAACTTATCCCAATGCAGTATTCCCTTACTTCTTTCCACCATCAAATCCATGCCATAATCCATCAAAAAAGAGGAATAGATGTAGCCAGAATCCTGTTCGAATTCATACCACTTCTTTTCCTCGTCTTCTAAAATATTTCCTTTTAAGTCACGTTTGACTGTTGTGCTTTCGAATTGATCCCCAGCAATCCTTTTGATGATAGCGTTTGATAATGGAATTAAATCATCCTGTGGAATAATGTCTGCTAGTTCTTCGATCGTTTCGGGAAGTGCTTCCGCCCAATCATGGGATAAAATTAGGATAATGGAATATAGTACTTTTCCTTCTTTAGATAATTCGGGATCTTTCCACATTTCGTACCATCGGAGAACACGAGAAAATTCTAGATTTAATTCATAAGTGTTTTCATTGATTACGACCGAATCATCAATACCCCAAGCAAGAGATAATGCCATAAAGCATCACCTCTATTTCTTTTTACCATCGATATAGGATTGTGCTTTTTGTTTTGTTTGAAGCTTTTTATACTGGTCAGCAACTTCAAGGAATGCTCCGACAACCAAATCAATTTCATCATCTGCAGCATCCATCAGTTTATCGAACGCCCCCTCACCTAACACTAGATCAATAACGTCTTTGACAACGGACTCAACCTTCTTATTAGCCTCAACGATTGCTTGGTAATCACCTGATTCAGAAGCTTTTTTAACAACCTTTTCTTGCTCTTGAATAACTTCAAGCATTTTGGGTAATTCTGACAAATACTGATCACGATATTTCTTACCTGTTTTGATTCCGAAATCTAAACCCGCAATTCTTACTGGTTGAATCTGCTTTTTAAAACCTACCTCGATTAAATTGTTTTTTGACATTTGTAATTCCTCCTAATTTTTTATGTAAAAGAAAAAGGCTAGTACAATGACTAGCCTTCTGGGGTTGTATCTGGTTTGGTATCTTCCGGAACACCATTGAAAGATACTTGCATTTCAAAGTTACCACGGTTGTTTGGTCCCCCGCCGGTATGAACAATACCCGACAAGGTAGCATTACCTTGAATTACTCTACCGTCTGGTTCAGTGTGACGGAAGAACACAATTCGATCTTGTCCAGCTTTGTTTAACCGATCACGCACAAATTCTTGTGCTGCATCAGTGGCATATTTTCGGTGGCCTGTAAAAGCATAGACTCCGGTAACACGTGTGATATCTGTGTTTGATCCACCTTTATCACCGTAATATTCATATGTTTCAGATGATTCATCTTGGGAAGGCGTCGCTTCCTGAATGCCATCTGCTAGCTCGTGAACGGTCGTAGGTGGCACAAGTTTTCCGTTTTCACCAACCGTTGCAGCTACACCGATTTCATATTTGTTCATCCAGTTAGGTGAATAGCCTTCACCAGCTGCAAAATACTGTAAATTCATTTTCATGAAATTTCCTCCTATTTACTTATATTTAATCGAACAGTTAGTACATAAAGATATGCATCATGTTCTTGAATTCCTAAATTTCTAGGTTGTGTGTAAACTTCGCTCGAATCAAACAAAAATGAGCCATCACTCGAGCGAAGTGTGACCCATTCACCATTTTCTTTTCTTGGCAATTTATCAAAGCTATCTGCAATCTTCCAAGCATCGTTAAAAGCTTGTGATTGGTTTGTATTTTTGATAATGATTTGAACCATAAACGGAATTTGCCTGTTTCTAGCCAAGTCCTGCTGTCCTTGTCCGGATGCGATTCCTTGTATAGATAAATCTCGTTCATTGTCCTGAGGAGGTTTGTCTTCTTGAATGATTTGCTTCCCAGTGCTTGTTACTCTTGGTGTTTCAAGTTCTAATAAGCGTAAGTGATCAGCAATTCGTGCAAATAAATCCATCACAGAGCCTCCTTAATTGCTTTTTCTGCCACATCCAGTACTTCATCTATATCTTGAGCTTTCGCAACCTCAGCCCACCGTATAGATGCTTGAGGATTGTGATTTTTAGATGGAGTGCCCCTATAATATGCGTACCCAGCATACTCTGTGCCCCATATCAGTTTTCCTTTTGGAAAATCACTATCAACCCAAACACTAGCTTCGGTTGCCCCAGTGTCTTTCTTAACATACTGGTTAGCCGCTTTAGCAAATGCGATTGATGTCGGATTCAGAGCGGATTCGATAGCTCTCTCAATACGATCGAAATTACCTTCAAATCTCCCGCTCATTGCAACATCACCTCAATATGATGTGGATTTAACTGGTCCGTGAAAACCTCATAGCATTCAACGACTTTTAGTTTGCGATTTTGAAATGTAATTGTTCCGTCCTCGCTAGGATTTACAAAAGGTTTTGAATTAACAGCATCGACGTACAAAATGCCGTTAGTCAAAACCTCTGTATTATCCGTTTTTATAATTCTTTTTCGCTTAGGAGTAAACCTCACATGTTCAATCTTCTGTGGGTTAGGTAGTTCACCATTTCCCATTGAGCCATCATCATCAGGCTTTGGAGCCTGATAGATAACCTCATGAATCAACAAGTGTTTAGGTATTGGTTTAAATGACACCGATCCTCACACTCCTTTTTCTCAAAAGACCGGTTCCTTCTAAATATGAAAGACAACTCGGAGCGACCCGATTGGCTTGCTTGCTAGTTGACGTTGTTGCGCCAGAATAGCTAAACCCACCAATAGAAGCGCTTTGACCGCTCAAAGTATTACCTGTAACATCAAGATCTATACCTTCGACCTGATAGTATTCTATTTGAGCACAACATGCTTTTTTAATCAGTAGCTGTACATGTTCAGAAAACTTATCCAAACCAATTTTAGGCACTTGATAATCTGTTAAAGAATCAATAATGTCCGAAGCCCTTTTGGATAGACGAGAGAAGTCCCCAGCTTCAACAGGTGTTCCCTCATAATCATCCTTATAAAAGACTTCATCAACATAAGGTTCAGACATGATCTTCACCTACTTTTCTTTTTTGTCTTCCTTCTGATCGTCTTTGCCGGCTTTCTTGTCATCTTTCTTTTCTTCAGCACGTTCTAAGAAAGAATCATCTAGATTTACAGCAACTTCTTCAGCACGTTTAACGGTCATATCAATGACCGTCCCTGCTTCATAAACTTCTTTAGTTTCTTTATCACGGAATTTTTTTAAAACATTGTATTTTGCCATGTTTTTCACCGTTCCCTTTCTTATCCTTCTGGAGTAGCATCAATACCGAAGTAAGCTAGTGCTTTAGGTTCACGAATGATGAAGTCAATATCATCAAGCATGAAGTGATATGTTGCCTGTTTTGCAACGGCACGGCTGTCTTGAGCAGCGGTTGTCAAAGTAACAGTCAAACCAGAAACAACAGCAAGGTTTTCATAAGGAGTGAACAGAATTACATTGTTTTCCATAGACTCAACCACTTCGACACCAAATCCACCGATATTGCGTAGGGCACCATCCACGAGTACCGCATCACCCAAAGCAGTATTTCGATTTTGTAATTCAACAACATAATTCGTAGCTGTCGCTTGGGACATAAAGAACTTAAATGTTCCTTGACGCAAATATTTAGGTTCAATTCTAGCAGTTGCAGCTGTTAGCTCTTGAATCGTTGGCAATTTAGCACCTTCTACTTTTACTTCAGCAGATGCTTTGGCCATTTTAATGTAACCATCATTTAACTTCACGAATGCATCAGTGGAAGATTCATCACCATTAAAAGCCAGATCTTGTAAATCCGCTGCATACTGAGCTTGCATTAGTGAGAGCAACGCTTGACGGACATCTTGTCCACGAGTACGAGCAGTATAAAATGTATTGCTGTTCTCGATCCATGTATCTAAGTAAACCGGAACAAGAGAAAATGGTACTGTGTCTTCTTCTTTGATATCCGTACCAGTATCTTCAGTGTTAATACCTAGATGTTTTTTCAATGTACGCTTTTTAACACCTAATTTATCTAAAGATCCTGTCCCTGATTTGGCAAAATGGACAAATAATTTCCCGATAGTTCCTGCAGTTGCAACTGCATCTAAGAAGAACGCTCGAGCATTGTCTTCACGTAAGGTAACATTGTTACCAGCTTTCAAGATTGCGTTCATTTGTTTGATCAATGTTTCATTCGATAAAACGTTTGTCATTTGTATTTCCTCCTTTATTCAGCCATCGGGAAAACATCATCCACATAAGATGGTACAACTGATTTCTCAACTGTTTCTGTGTAATTTTGTTCAGCATTGTTGCTGATTCGAGATTTTTCGAGATTCTCGATCTTCGCATTCAAAGGCGCTATGGCTTCTGAAACAGCCTTAGCAATAGAATCAGCATCTAATTCAACACTAGCTCCTGAAATCGATGTTTCTGGTTTTTCATCTGATTTATCGCCTTTTTCTAATGCTGTTAAACGATCATTTACTGGTTTCAGCGCTTCGCCGAGCGCTTTTTTTAACTGTTCTTCTGTCATTTCCTCATCCTCCTCGGATTTATTTGTACTAAAAAAGGACTTAACCGATTCGATTAGTCCTTGTTTGGTAACTGATTTAGTTGTATTTATTGTGCCGATCAGCGTTGATAACTCGTTAATTTCAGATTGAATACTAGCTATCTTGTCAGCATCGTTTGCTGTGTAATTATCTAAAATAGACCATGAAGCAGATCGAAAAGCATCTAAAGCTGCATTAATATCCCGATAAGTCTTGCTGTTGTTAAAATTATCAGCTGTTTGCTTTTTGACATCCTCCACTTGAGCGGTTCCTGCTAAAGAATAGCCTGTGAACTCTCCTTTCTGGATCGACTCCCACATTTCATCAGTAGCTTTAGTGACAAGTACCCACGTTCCTTTTGTGATTGTGGTTTCGCCGATAGTCATATCAACAGGGGCAACATAACTCTCTACTACTTTTCCAGCATTCGTGGTGAAATCGTGCTGTTTGTCAATCTGTTGATAATCCGCCATGAATCCATGTGCAGCCTTCTCGATTGTGTCAGCATCCATGAAATCTCCATGAACATCTTCAACATCAGGCTCATAAACAACACCATATACAAGTTTTTGTGGATCATCTGATTTAGTAACCAACTTAACTTCGGTTTCAAAATTTGGTTTTAAGTCTTCGGCAGACTTAGTAAGAAAAAATGATTTCTTATTAGCTGCCTTATCCACATATGAAACATGTGTTACAAGAACGTTTTCTAGTTTTCGCATTTTCTCACCACCTTTCTAATTATTTTTTTATTTCTGGCACCACAAAACAGTGACAATGAATCGACTCTTTAGCAGATAACATAGGGTCACGAGGATAACGGCAGCTTTCGCCATTGACGATGAAATACTCGCCTTTAGCGATTGTTTGACCGTCCATCGCTTCGTGTCCCTTTCTCGGTTCTTTGATGCCATGAGTATGGCGCCAGGTCATGCCAATAACAGCATCGTTTTGCAAGAACGCTTCATACTGGCTGCCAGAGTACATCCTTAATCCCTCAGTGATCGCAGTTGTTCTGGCACGATTGCGAGAGAATTCAGGGAGTGAAGACAGCTTACTTTCTAACCATCGGATGCCTTTACCTTCATCAAAAGATTCTTGAATCACTCCTACAAGAGCGTTCTCTGTAGTAACGTTCATTAGTTTTGGCAGCTTCCTAAGCCATTTTTCGATGTCTCGGTAGTGTTTAGTCTGATAATCAAAATTCTCAGATCCGTCATACTTGGCATTAAATTCATCAAACAACCCAAAGAAAGCTTTTCTCAGTTCTGGGATAACACTTTCTTCCATGTTTGATTTGAATGATCTTCCACGGAGCATAACTTTTATAGATAACTTGGTAGGTTTCTTTTTCCGATTCTCTACGAATTTTTTTACCTTTTCCCATACTTCCTCGTAATCAATTTGCAAGGTCTCATCCATCTTATCCTCTGAATTTAAGATGAACGTAAGCAATATTGGGACAAATAAAAAGCCTGCTTTTTCTAAAAGCTTAGCCAGTTCATCATCCTCTTCTTTTTTTAACTGTAAAGCGGCTTTAATTAACTCTTCATCATTCATCAGACTTCACACTCCGGATCATACGCCGAATACTTGCTGCAACTTCACTTACTTCTCCTTCACCATATGCCTTAGCTACGTCCAAATCACCAAGATTAAACGCTGATGACGATGATTGTCTATTAAGTGGATAATTGTACTCTTCTCCATCAAAAGCTTCTAGCGGCTTGTTGAGGGCTTTAGAAAGGATATCCCTCAAATCATTAGGAGCGACTGCATTTGCTTGGATAGCTGGTGTGAGGATTGCTTTCACATCCTCCATATTCACTAAATTGGAGGATTTAAGGAATACTTCAACGTATTTAAATTCATATTCTCTAAAAAGCGAATTGATACGCCAATCGTAAGATTCACGCATGGGTTGAAATACTTGTTCTTCCGTCAGCTCCTTTGCCGTTTCTGCAGTAGCCCTCGTGTAATCACTAGACCTAGCAACATAGATTGGCGGCAATCTGAACGCCCCAAGAACTGATTCAATGACGTTCTCATCATACTCAAGAAATAGAGCATCTTTTTGTAAGATGTCAGCTAGCTTCTCAATGTTAATGGCTGGCTTGAATTTATCTTCCCCATATCCTAACCCTTCTTCTGCAGGACTTACTTTTTCAGCTTCTAGCAATAAAAACTTATGCTGATTTTCTTCCCCACCAATTGCATTAGCATATGCCTGTAACGTGGCTTCGGATTGTTCAGTCAGCTGCGCATTCTCTAGCGTGATGGCAAGAGGAATATGTCTTCCCTGAGTAAAATATCGATAATTCAATTCGTCAGCTTTGCGATTTCCGAGTATTTTAATCAATGGTCCTACCCAGCGAGGCTTGCCATAAGGATCTTGAAAATCACCATTTTTAAGGTGAATGATTTCAGTAGCTGTGCCTTGTCCCTCAGAACCCACGCTTCCATTTGAATTCAACGGAGTAGGGTCCCCATAGGTTTTATACCATGTTCCAGATTCTTTAACAGAATCATCCATAGAATCACGAAAAACAAAATAGCGGACCTTAATCTCTGATCCGTCCGCATTTATAACTCTATTTAGTTTTGTCACAGTCATGTACTCAGGTTTGACAGAATCAATCCCTACAACATCACCTTTAAGATTACGAATAACTTCAATATAGCCATTCCCACATTCTTCAACATGGCGAATGACTTCTTCAATCACTTCTTTTGGCGGACGTTCAAAGGATAATTCTTTCAGAAGGATATCTAATTGATTCCATTCTGCCTTCATTTCTGCTGTTTCTTCGGTGTCGTCAACCTTGTAACGTATACCAAAACCAAATCCAGCCACGTTCGTTACATAAGCTTCAATCGATTGATTAAGAATGTCAGATATATCGGTAATTGATCGTAAAGTAGCAATATCATATGGTGGAGATAATTGGGTCAAATCTCTTCTTTGATCAAAACCACCTGCAGACTTAAACTTTAGAGTTCTTTTCTTCTCAATGCTCACGTTCTTTTTGATATATTCTTTAGGAACAGATCCTGACGATCCGCCACTAATAATTTTCGATGTCAAGAAACCACCTCCTAAAATGCTGTTTTTCTTTCTGTTCTTCTTGTTCGTATTGGTTTATGGTCCATCCGTACTAACGCTTGGGACATGCTGTCGACATCATCATCATGGTCTGCGTTAGGGAACGCCGTAAGTTCATCAAGTATTTCATCTGTATATGACTTCCAAAGAGGATGTGGAAGATACACATTCCCTGCTTCCCACAAAGGCGCTACAGCTTGAGCTCTTACTTCTTTACCACCTTGCGGATTAATTGCAACGATGCCTTTTATTTTCTTTTGCAGCATCTCAATAACCGCCGATCCATTTGCCTTGTCTTCAATCAGTTTCGCAATAGCATTTGGCCATTTAGATGTCATAACCTGAATGGCTTTAATTGTGTCAACAATCCCCATTCTCTCGTGATGACGATCTAGCAAATAGTTATCCACACCTGACCGCCCCCAAACTTGTCCAGAAACGTAATCTGATGTGTCTTTATCTTTAAAAGTACAGTCCCATGATTGCAATTGAATGTCGAATGAACTAGGCAATATTGCAACGTCATCACCCAATCCAAGCTTAACTTTCATGTCTATTGTAGGTACATAAAATTTAGCCCATGACCTTTTAAAAATGTCCCCTCCCGCAGGTGTTGGTCTTTGTTGATATAGTGCAGCCCAACCACGAGAACCGGTTACAGCTTTTGTTTGCTCAGCCCACTCTTCATCTTTACCAATTTCAGGTGCCAATGCCTGTCCTGGCTTTCTTCCTAAAAGATCATTTTCTTCAGCAATAGCAGGAATTTTTATTTCAATCCAAGGAAGCTTCATTTCTTTAAGCAATCTACCCGCAAGGTCGTCTTCATGCCACCTAGTCATTATTACAATAACTGATCCATCAGCAGATAAACGAGAATAGAAAGTATCTTGCCATTCAGCGTAAATTTTATCTCTTATAGTTTTCGATTCCGCTTCTGCTCTGTTTTTGATTGGGTCATCTATTATGATTAAATTAGCACCACGACCTGTAGCACCACCAAGAATTGATGTGCTATATAGTTGACCTAAATGATCTTGTATCCCCCATTCTGAAACACTGGCAGTCTCCGAACTGATATTAAGATTAAATAATTCATCACTGTACAAACGGAATTTTTCTCGATTCTTTCTACCAAACTTTTTAAACAACTCTTCCGAATAAGAAACAACCATTGCTAACTTATCAGGATTTTTCATCAAATAATAAGCTGGAAATGTTTCTGTAATAAAAGTTGATTTACCATGTTGTGGTGGTAATTCAACAATAATAAATAGTCGTTCTCCCTCGGCAATTCGTTGTAAATAAGGAGCTACGTAATTTTGATGTGGCAATGGCCTGAATGTAGATCCGTGAGAATAATAAAAAAACTCGCCGTAATCTCTCCTTGCAAGTTCCTTTTGCGCTTCTTTTCTTACTGTCTCAGAATCAAGTTGTGTCTTTGCCATGAGCTAATCGCCTCAATTCCTCGGTGGTTAGCCCTGCATAAGGATTGGAAACTTTAACTTCTCCATCATGCTGCACAACTTGCTTGTCACGCCATTCATCAGGTTTTCTATTTTTCAACCAGAAAATTTGTGCAGTAGTATCAGGAATAACTTCCTTTGTTTTTTGCTTAACTAAAACTCTTTTTGTACGTGGAAAGTTCTCACGCGCTATATCGATGTCTTCGTCAGTAGCTTCTGGATTAGATTGTTTGAAAAATACGAGATAGTTTTGAAGCGCATTAAAATATTCATCTTCATCCATCTCATAAACAGCGTATTCATCTTCTGTATACGCATAACCTAGGGCCCTTTTAAGCAGTGCATTTTCAACTTGCCTATCAATAACCTCTTTTCCCTTTTTTAGGGCGTCAGAAATGTCAGAATACTTCTTTTTCCAATCGTAAAGCGTTGGACGTTGGATACCAATATTTTCCGCAATTTGTTCATCGGTAAGACCATCTCTGGCCCATCCTTCAATTTTCAGAAGGCCTTCTTTAGTCAGCCATTCCAAGTATTTTCCTTTTGCCATGATCTCACCTCGCAATCTGTCTTTGTTTTGTAATTCTATGTAAAAAAACAGCCCCGAAGGACTGTTTAGTAGGAAGTATCAAAGATCATGTGAGTAATCTAATCGACAACTCCCAACCAGGAATGCAGGATTTGAACCTACGACCTCTACTGCCCAAGAGTAGCGCTCTACCAAACTGAGCCAATTCCTGAAAAAAGACGGCTAGCGAATGAAGATAAGGAGTGTGTTCAACTCCATTCATTTTAAATTTTTTGATGCCGTCTTAATTAAATACAGGGCGCTAAAAGGAGAATCACGAAAGTAGGTCTGCCAACTGATCATAAAGGAGTGCGCCCTGTTATTTACAATAATTGATAATACTATCTTACTATGGATAATTGGCATTAAACCGCCATTATACCGCCAAAAAACCGCCATTTTTCAACGATAGGCGACAAGCTTGCCACGACGATAACTTTCAGCAAATTCAACCAATGCATCTGACTTCATTCGCTCAATTTGCCGAACTGAATAGCCCATCTCATCTGCGATCCGTAGATTAGAATACTGATCTTGTAAGCAGAAGCTATAATGAAGTATCTGTCTGCTTGTTAGCTTCAAAGCCATAAGCGCCACGATTATTGCATCTCTTTCTGTTTCTGCATCCAATCTTTGAATAAAAGCATCCTCAGACTTATTTCCTTTACTAGGTGTTCTAGGCATATCAGTAATAATCGGTGAGCGGACATCGATCTTTGAACGACCTGCAATCCGCTCCAACCGACGGTAGTTCTTCAAAACATATCGTGCATTCTTTCTCGTTTGCGAGAAATCAACTTCTCTTAGTAATAGCATCATTGCTCAATCGCCCCTTTATTTGGTATAATGAAGTTACCTTGGCGGGAACAAAATCATTATTTTGGGGGGCATTGGGCGATTGCTTAATGCTTTTTATTTTGCTTTACTTTCTATCTCTTTTAACTGCTCTGTGACGATCACTTCGATGATCAAAGCCATCTTGTTCCGTAAAATAGCTTCCTCCATAATCTTGCTCCTTTTTATCTATAGACTTACCGACAACTACACAGATAGCTACTAAAAAGACAAATCCTGTGAACCCTAACACCGCTACTGTCATGCTTTATCCCCCAAATTCCTTGAAAATAATTACAGCTCCTTTAATTTGTTCAACAGCATCAAGACCCCCTTTAACATAATGGAATCGATAGCTCCCCGGCTCTTGTTTTTCTAACCAATTTCCAGTATAGAGTTCGATTTCTTCTAAGTATTCAATTGTTTCTTCAAATCCCTTTGATAATCCTCTCTTATAGACATAAACTCCGAAACTATAAAGAAGAGATCCGCAGATTATAAGTAGTATCAAAGTCAACATAGTTTCCATTATTCATCCCCCTGCTTCCAGTGCAACCGTCATAAGCAATCATCCTTGCTGATTAGCTCCCATCTTTCATTATTATCTACCGGCAACAAAACAAGGAACATTTGGTTTCCAAATGTGAAAAGAGCCCTCACTTGGTTTAATCCGAATTGAATTTCTTGCACTCTTTGAACACGCATTTTGGAACCATTATCATCATGGAAGTAATAATCGTGTCCTTCATTAGAATTCGCTACTATTTGTTTTATCCTTTGTTGAACAGCTCGTTTTTCCTCTTCTCTTTTTAGAATTTTATTTTCTTCACGTTCTAAAGCAGCTTCTCTCATTATCTGCCACATTGGTTTTTGATCTGTCATTTTCTTACCCTCCGCTCTCAATCGCATCCCTAACCACTGGATCACGATAAAGCATTTTGTATTTTAGTTGCTCTTGCTGCAGTTGCTGTTCCAGCTTCACAATCTGCTTTTGCTGGTCCACAATTGTATAGGATAGCCAACTCAAGCCAGCGATCGTCAACAGTATTGATACAACATCCAGTACCGTATAATGATTAACTTTCATTGGATTGATCCAAAAGTTCTGGGTTCTCGTAGATTCTAGTCTTAATCGTAGACCAATCACATTCGTATAATTTCGAAATACGATTTATAGAGAATCCAAAATCTAACAAATCTTTCAATTGATAAAAGGGTATATCATGACGCTTTTTACACTTCATACCTTTTCTTTTTTTGTTCGCCTCACTTATTCTTTTTCTGTGTTTATCTGTGAATATTCTCCCTTTATTATGATTACTGTTATGTGCAGAATTTATTATTACAGATAAATTTTCTTTGCGCGCATCGAGTTTATTCTCATTAATATGATGAACACTCGCATGGGAAGGTAATCTCATGCCTAACCAAAACTGCATCAGTAACCTATGGACGTGTATTTTTATATTTCCAATACTGACAGCAGGATAATATCCATGCATATATATTTTCTTTTTTGATAATGTAGGATGTTTTTGATACCATAAAATCGCCTTGGCTAAATCTTCTTCGTCAACAATACAACCGCATTCATTAACAAAACTAATTTTCTTCTGCTCCTTCACTGTCATTTATAAGATCACCATCCTCCCAAACATTCCCGATAACTTCGATTGTCTCGTAATCTCCCCCCATAATTGTAGACAAAACGTTGCTTTCGTAATACCACGAGCTGGGAGCTTCAATATCAAAGGCTGGGTAACCCTCGTCTGCATAATTCTTAACCACGCTGATATAACTGTCTTCTTCGTTGCCCCCGTCAGATACTTTTACAACGTCGCCTTCAAAAATCTCCACGCTGTTCTTGTCTTTCAATCCAGTGGACTGCATGAGGACAACCTCATCTAAAGGGAAGAAATTAGAATCTCCGTACTCCCAGTGGTTAATTTTGATTTTCTTTCTAAAAAAATCAATGCTCACAACTTCTGTCAAACCTACTCGTTCATCCCAACATCTAAATCTTGGTACCATCTTATCCCTCCTGTTTCACTCCTGATCCCAAGTATCGAAAGCTTCGATATCGTCTCCATCACCCACAGGCTCTCCACCCACTGTATAGTAGGTAACTGTGTTTTCTTCATAACAGTTCTCACAATATCTGGTTTCTTCGTCCTGCTTAATATATGTGTCTCCAGGTTCCAAATCCTTATCACAAGCATTGCAGTACATTTCTATTACTTTCGTACCAATGTACTTTCTGAACACATCATTACTTTTACGTTTTAATGAATTTTCAGCTGCTTCTTTCGATGAATACCAACGTCTTTCTACTTCATGATCTTTGTAGAGCGTGGCTACTCCATGTTTAGTTAATTTCATTTTCCTACCTCCATTCATTTATCGCTGACGATTGCGGAATTAAAGAACATCCCTGAAATAACATGCAGCGTTGCAATATCCATACTTAATGCCATATTTGTTTCTCTTTAAATCAAGCTTTTTTAAGCAGTATCCACAATACAGTTGATGTTCAGCTTCTGCACCTATCTTAGCGATCCACTGTGTGCGTTTTTTCTTTCTTTGGCGAGCGTTCATCACTCTGCCTCCTGTTCCAAAGCCCATTGGCTAAATACTTGTAATACTTCTAACTGCGCTTTTCTTGTTAGGCATTTGTAAGCTCTGTACGCAAGTAGTGTTCTAAACTTGTTTTTTGTATTTACATGTAATCTCCAAAATAATTCAATCGGCTCAATATCCGTGATTGTATATTTATCTTTCAACCATTTGAGAACAATCAGTTGATTTTCCTTGAGTTGCGGCTGTTCTTGACTTTCAACTATATGGATCGCTGCAGTAAGTCCCTCATTATAAGCCTGCGCTTCTAAATCATTCCCATACAGTTGTAATTTAGCTATGCGCTTTACTACTTTACTCACATTCATTCCTCACTTTCTGCTATCTCATCGGATAGCTGACTAGTCGTAATAGCTCTCCAAAATCTTCCCTACATCTTCTCCGTTAACAAAAACGGATAAAACACTGAAATAATAATCCCCATTTCCGTTGTCTGCTCTCAGTCGAGCTTGGGCGATAGGATTTTGATCATGGATTATTACTAACTTCGCGACCATTTGGGTTTCGCCCCAGCCTTCCTCTTCTTTTTTCACGTCAACTAACTGCACATCAGTTATAAGCCCATCGGCTTTAGCTGATTCCCAAGTACCGTCAGCAGAAGCGCAACAATCTGAATCAGTACATTCAAAATTGATGGTTGTACCATCTACTAAGACTAGACTATCGTTTGACAGTTCATTGATTCTTTTCATCAAAACTTTCTCTTTTAGTTTTTCAATTGTATCTTTGTGATATTCCATTGATATCATTCCTTTCTAGTCGGTTATTTTGGTGGATTACTAACTAAATCATCGTACAGATCTAATACTTTTTCTTTGTTAGAATCCATCCATTGTGTTACTTCAAATCCTTTACCATCGGGAAAGTAGCCGTCTTCATAACCTATTTTGAAAAAACGAATCATTTCTAGAACATTATCACGTTCGCCTTTAGCGTGATTGTAGTGTGGAAAATGTTTCCCACGCTTTATTTGGTCTTCAAGTAATTCTTTAGTCTCAGCTATCATTTTTCTTTCGTATCTAGCTGAATAGAACCTCTTAATCTTCTTGATCATCGGATTCCCACTCCTCTATTTCTTCCGATTCTTAACTAACAAATTTCTGATGCGACAGCTTTAATTCCTCGTCGCCGATCATTGAATATTTCAACGTTGTATCGATTGATTCATGGCCCAAGAAATTCATCACTAATTCGATCGGCATCCCGTGCCTTCTTGCCAAGGTGGCTGCAGTACGTCTGAATCTATGCGGATGGACATTTGCCACGCCTGCTCGATCGCCCAAACGCTTTACTAGCTTCTGAACTCCAGCAGATGTCATTTCCTTGCCAACTGTCTGTCCGAAGAACAATGGTCCAGTGATATGTGGTACGTCTTTCAGATAATGATTTAACGCCATCTTCGCTTTTGCATTCAGGTATAGCGTTCGCTGCTTATTGCCTTTACCAATCACAGTGATTGAGTCATTTTCCTGATCGTAATCCCGAAAATTAAGTGATACTAATTCTGAGACACGACATCCTGTACTCAACAGCAATTCTATTACTAAAGCTTCTTTGGAGTTTGCTGTTGCCGATCGCAACTTTTCAACTTCTAGCTCGCTGAATTCCTGTTTCCTACGTTTGGGTACTTTGATGGCTTCTACTCTTGTCCCAGGATCTTTTTCGATATATTCCTCGTTGCATAACCATTTGAAGAATCGAACAAGACAACCTCGTTCTCTTGCTAGCGTGCCTTTGCTAACCCTATCGATCATTTCCCTGCTGGCAATAAACAATCGAATGTCGTTAGTAGTAACATCACTGAATGGCTTCCTAACGCTTCTCATGAAGAGATTGATTGTCTGCATATAAAGATTCAAAGTTCCGCTTGAAAGCCCCTGCAGCTTCTTGGAAACGAAGAATTGCTTATATGCAGCGATATCAGATGTTTCATCGTATATCGCAACCTCATTTTTCTGTTCAGTAATTAGATATTTTGAACACTCAATTGTTAAAACATCTTTTAGCCGTCTCAGTTGATCTGCGCTTAAATGGTCCTGTAGTTCAAGTAATGTCCTGTTGATCAATTTTTCTTGCAAGTAAGTCCACCTCGCTTCTAGCAGACTTCGTGGATTTTCTTAAGACTTACTACAGTCACATCGTTAAGATTTCGTTGTATTTCATCATCTTTTTCTTCAATACAGCTGAGGATTCTTACTCGTGCTGAATTCTTGTAAATTCGACTTACTTGCGCTCTTATCTGACCTGAAAAAGGTCTTCCCGGAGTGCAGATGTAGCTTTCACCAACTTTTACAGATCCTTTTTCTTGAACATTTGCTGATTCATATTCTCCAAAATCTTCGAATGGCGCTTTAATGCTTCTGCTTCTCATTGATGGTCCCTCCTAAAGTGGATTAATTTCAATTTCTGTTCGAGGATTGAAGCTATATACTTTCCGGCAGATATTGACAGCGATTTGGCCATCGTCTTTATACAAAATACCGTTGACCGCATCCGTCACTGCTTTGAAATAATTATCGATATCTGGTTTCTTATCGCAATACATAGTCTCTTCTTCTAGCAAAGTCCTGTTTTTCTTCACTTTCAAGATATAGGCTGGTGGATATACGTAGAAACAAATATCGATCATCACAGGGCCTTTCTCAATCATCCGCGGCCTTGTTGACATAGCATGGTATTTGACTGCATTTTTGTATGCTTTCATCGCTGATTCCTCATAGGGAGTCTTACGATGCTTGGTGAACCTCGGCCTTGATTGAGGTTTTGGTGTGATCGGTATGACGATTTTCAAGCAATCTGCTCCTTTCAATGCTTCGTTTTGTTTAGATATGCTGCTAGTTTTGCATCAAGCTCTGCTTGACGCTCAGGTGATAACTGTTCTTCCCCCTGTTCGTTTACAGCCCAATCAGGTAGTTTTTCCTCACGTAGTGGCTTTTGATTATAGCCTTGTTTCTTAGCGCCTCTAGTTCGTTGATAATCCCTCGCTTGATCGATCGTTTTAACGTTAGCATCTGCCCATTCCTGTAAAGATGCCGTTAAAAAGCTAATAGCTCTATTCTTAGGGACGTCTTTACTACCAGCAAGTTTAATAGCAGCCTCTACAAGTTCATCGCCATAGATATCCACCAGATTAAGCAGATCTTCGACCTGTACAACATTTGGAAAGAGCCATAATTTTTGGAAAGTTTCTAGGGACGCACTCTCGCCCGCAGTAGCATCTTCTTTTATTTCCTTTTCTTTACTTTCCTTTACTTTACTTTGTTGATTATTCCCCTGATTAACTGAGTTATTCCGCCCATTAATCGAGATATTCGACCGATTAACTTCATTTGTCAGCAAATACTTAAATTCAAGCTCAACTTTTTTACGTTCCTTAGTGGCTAGAATGTATCTGTTTTGAATTCCTTTAGAAGTTAATACGGAGTATTTATCAAAAATATCTTTATCAAAGAATTTTACTTGCACGGCTTTTCTAACCAGTTCTTCAACTGTGCCCTCCTTCGTACCAACTTCGTCAGCCACTAAGAACGCAAGGTCGTCATCCCACAAAACGTAATACCCCTCATCACGATAAATATTAGCCAGCAGGGCGACCAGTATATGAACGGCTTCTTTACCGCATGCTTTAATAATTCTTCGAACTTTTAAATCTGATAAAAAATCGACATCCAGAGGAAAATAATCAAGACCTTTCTTCGTTGGTCTTGCCACGCTTATTCCTCCTAATCAGAGGGAGTTTAACTCCCTCATTATTGGTTTAGTGGTGGATTTGATGTATCAAACAATGATTCTTGTCCTTCATCTGTTACCGGATCATCAACAACTTTTTCTGCTTCTTTAAGATCCTGTGGCATCGGCTCCATATCCGATAGATCAGTTTCTTCAATTAAATCGTTGTTTTCGTCCACTCGAAAGACTTTCTCATCTGAAGTGATTGCTGTTTGCATTTCAACTGAAAGTAATCCCCATTTTGATAAAAGATTTCGCAGTACAGTCTTAATGGCCATTGAATCGTAATTATCAACCCATGCCCCGCTTAATTTCTCTTTGTCCTTATTTTTTGAATTCTTAATACGATGACTCTCAATTTCTTGCTTGGTCCAGTAAACTGTCTTTTTAAAGCCGTTCAGTAATTCAAAGAATCCTACATAACCTATAACTTCATCGGATACCTTACCTTTATAATCAAAGGTAAATTCTTCGGTCAGCGGATTCCAGTCAATTAGTTGACCTTCATAAATTGCCAAAGCATTCAATGCTTTGTATTGCCCACTTCTTTGTGCTAGCTGAATATATCCTTTGTATCCAAGAATGAATTGGGCTTCGTTGTGCGTGATCCAATTCTTACCTTTTTTCTCATATCGATTAAACGGAACTACATATGCATAACCAAGGTTCTTATCAATCGGCAGGTCCATAGTAGCTGCCTTTAGCGCTGATGCAATAATTGTCATTGGTTCCGCTTGAGAAAGATAATTATCACCACCAACAAGTGTCATGAGTGATCCCATGAATGAATCTGATTTTTCGTGAAGGATATCTGTGAACTTCTTCTTCATTTGAGGCGTGCTCATCAGTGCTTTGAATCCTAATTTCGAAGGATCGACTAACTGGGTGTTTTTCTCTGCTAACTGATTCTTTAATGCATCATTTGTGGCCATATTATTTGATCTCCTTTTCTGTAAGTCTTCGTGATTCAGTAACGTTATAGATTTCTTCGTCTTTAGCTACTTCGGGATATTTTTCAGCAAGTTTCTTGCCGTTCATTCTTCTAGTGGATACTAACTTCCAAGAAACAATGTTCTTTGGAGCGATACCGATACTCGCATTTCTTTTGCCAAGTTCGCTTATGATTTCGTTATCCACCTGGCGAATGGCTGTTTCGATCTCCTTTTTTGCTTTCTTAAGTTCCCTTTTTTGGTCAACTAAATCATCAAATGAAGATGGCAATGTGGTTTCTGTTTCATCAAGTTCCGAATACCGATCTTTTAAAAAGTCTGACGTTGCTTCGCTACCATCTATTTCTGGTTCTTTGCCAGCTAAAACATTTTCCTCCCAGAAACTAACTAATCGTTCGGTGATCATGTCAATCAATTCTTGATCACGATCAACTCGTTTCCAAATGAACTTTTGTCCACCGACCAAAACGGCAATGTAGCAATATTTTTTGTTTAAAACGTTCATGTAATGCTGAACCTGACACAAATAACTCAGAGGAACTTCTTCGCCCTCCCATTCTTTACCAAGGAAAGCATTTGCTGTTTTACATTCCAAAATAGCATTTTCCCCAACAACATCCCGATCGATGTTCGCTCGTAGGAACGGATGTAACGGATGCTCGAACACCTGATTTCGTCGACGCACTTTTTTGCCTGTTCGTTCTTGAAATTCTTTAGCAACAACTTCCTCTAGAACATTTCCCCAATACGCTGGTTCGCTCTCAGTGTGTTCTAAATCAATTTGACCAGTCTTTTCTAGCCATAATTGATAAGGCGACTTCCATTTGTTTAACCCAAGGATTGTAGCGACATCTGAACCGCCTATGCCTTTTCGGCGATCCAACAACCACTCGTCATGAGTCATTTCAAGAGTTGATTTACTCATCGTTTTCTGGCTCCTCTCTTTGAGTCGGCTGTCCCCAACCCGGTGTTGTTAGATACTGATCTAATGCGTTCTCGAAAGAATTCATTGTCATTTCTCCTTTTCTGTTTTAAAATGGAGACAAAGATATTTTCAAAAGAATTTCTTGTGACTTGCTATTGCTTTGGACGGCTAGCAAGTCTTTTTTCTTTGTCTTGGTAATCTTTTGCAGCTAAATCGTAAACAACATTGGCGAAGCCCCATAAGAAAACTAATACAAGTCCTGCTACAATGTGGATTGCTGTGAAAGCTACTACAAAAAACAAAAGTACAGTTACGGTCAAAGTGTCTTTAATTGAACGTTTCATAATTACGCCTCCTTATAGTTAAAAGTTCTATTGCGTTCTTCCCATTCCTTAACCTTATGCAGATCATATTGAAGAATCCCGCTAAGTTTTGAAAAAGGAATCGGATCAACATCCCTATGTGTTAATTTAGATAACGTCGGTCTTGAAATACCAAGATAATCAGCGATTTCTTTCGCTTTCTTCCACTCAACCTCAAACGCTTCATTTTTTCTCTCAAGTGGCACAACATTCTTCATTTGAGATATTTTCATTGTGGTTACCCCCTCATATATCTTTTTTTGATCCAGAGAGGCATTCTCTCTTTAATAGCCTCTTGGATGGTGACGTTCAAAATCTTCAAGATAGAAAAAACGATCGCCATTTCTACGATAATTTCATCCAGAAACTCATCTGTGTAATTTCTAAGTTCAGTTCTTTCGACATCAGTCAGCATTCTCACCTGTGATTCAGCTACGATTCTTTGGACTACTTTCTTCCGTTCTTTCCTCTCGTTTGACTCGATTTCTTGAAAAATTTCTAGATCATTCGTTGATTTGACATCTGCCAGCTGGCCATCCATTGATTTGAAAAATCCTAAGTATTGATAACTGATGTCTCCTGTTAATTCATCAGTAGCTTGATACCCATTTTCTTTCATTGCCTCTAGATACTCGATTGCCTTGTCAATATTGACGTTGGCTCCATTAAAATGATCACTTACTGTTGCATTTGGTGTTTTGGCGTCGATGGCTAATTCTTTCTGACGTTTACTCGAAAGAAATAATGCTAGCTTTAAAGATCGTCCAATTTTTGCTGTCTTCGGCACGTTATCACTCCTTATATTCGTTTTTGTTATTAGCCCAAACGGTCAA